ATGGTGCGCGTGGGAGTGCGACATTGTTGCCGTATGTCTGTTGCATTGCTAAACCGCTTTGGGCCATAAGTTGATCAGTGCCAACTGTTGTAGCACCCGCAGGCAGGTTAGGGCCTTTTTCAAGATTAGTTGTTGCTATTGCTCTTGCGATACGGTCACGCAGACCCATGCGTATCTCCCTTGTTATGCCTCTTGTAAATCAGGCGTGTTGTAATGATAGCGATTTTTGTAAGTTCATGTATTGTAAGGTTTATGAACTTAGTAGAGAAGGCAGTTCACCACGGTGGCAAACTTGCGCCCCTGGTAATCCCTCACGGATTAACTAGCGGCACTGGGTTAATGAACCCATCAATCTTTATTGATGACAAGGGCAACATTCTTGTGAACTTACGCCATGTTAATTACACGCTGTACCACGCAGAAAATGAGCAGAAGTTTCCTAGCCGATTTGGGCCACTGTCATACCTGCACCCTGAAAAGGATCGCCGTTTAGTTACGGTCAATTACTTGTGCCGTCTTAATGATGATCTTGAGATGACTCACCACGCCAAAGTGGATACATCTGAATTAGATGTTGAACCCATTTGGGAGTTTGTGGGTGAAGAAGATTGCCGCGTTGTTCAGTGGCTAGATGATTATTACCTGGTGGGCGTTCGCCGCGACACCACAACCAACGGCGTAGGCCGTATGGAGTACAGCCGTATTGAAATTGACTGGGATAACTGGGCAGTAAAAGAAGTTAGGCGTGTGCGCATCAAAGCACCCGCTCCTGATACTTCTTACTGTGAAAAGAATTGGATACCTGTCCTAGATAAGCCTTACCACTTCATCAAATGGACAATGCCAACAGAATTAGTTTATGCCAGTCCGCTGAGTGGGAAGTCTGAACAGGTGTTTGTTAAGCCAACAGCATCAGCGCCTAAAGATCAGCGTGGCTCTAGCCAGGTCATACGGTGGGGAAGTATGTACATCTCCATTACCCATGAGGTAGATCTGTTTAAGAATTACCTTGAGCAGAAAGATGCAATTTACCGTCACCGTTTAGTTGTGTGGGATCAGGAACTAAATGTTGTAGGGCTAAGTAAGGAATTCTCATTCTTAGATGCTCGCGTTGAGTTCTGTGTAGGCGCGGCGGTTCACAAAGGTAACCTTTTGGTGTCTTTTGGTTTCCAGGATAACGCCGCTTTTGTTCTTGAAGTACCCAAATTAGTAGTAGAAGATTTAATTATGGAGGCACTTGCGTATGAAAATTGAGCAGTTAGTTATAGAACTATCTAAAAATCCATTTAACCCAACGCTTAATTTTCGTGTGGCAGTGGAGTATGAGAAGCAAAACCAAACAGCATCAGCCGTTTCTTTCTATTTACGCACCGCAGAATACGGCAATGAGTCACACCCTACCCTGGTTTATGCGTCACTTCTTAAAGTTGCCCATTGTTTTGATGACCAAAATGACCGCCAGGCCACTGTAAGTAATTGTTTATTGCAGGCTGTTGCTTATTTACCATATCGCCCTGAAGGTTATTTTCTACTAGCGCAGTTTCATGAGCGTTTAGCACAATGGCAAGAGTGTTACACCTGGGCAAACATTGGATTGCACAATCAACTTAACTCAGCGCTTCCTGTTCATGTAGGTTATGAAGGCAACTATGTATTGCTATTTGAAAAGGCAGTAGCGGCCTGGTGGATAGGCCGCAAAGATGAAAGCATTGAAATCTTAGATCGTTTAAATGCAATGGACATAGATCCAGGTTACAAAACGGCAGTGCAAAACAACCTTGAAAGGATAGGCAATGCTTCTATTTGATGTTGGCGCTAATCGCGGTGATGCAGTCATTGCAGGGCTAGAACAGGGATACCGCGTAATAGCCTTAGAAGCGGCCCCACGCGTGTTTTCAGAGTTGGTTGGTAACTTCATCTACAACCCTGATGTTGTACCCCTTAGAATGGCTGTAAGTGACAAAGATGGCGAGCGCTTAAAGTTTTATGAGGCAAATGAAGATGGATTGAGTACGCTAAATAAAGAATGGCTTACCGCAGATAACATGCCATACGCAGGAAAACCTCACCGTGAAATTGAAGTAAACACAATTACAATTGACACGCTTGCAGATACATACGGCAACCCTGACTTAATCAAAATTGATGTTGAAGGTGCTGAGTGGCAAGTGATGAAAGGCATGACCCGCCATTACGGGGGAACGCTTTGCTTTGAATGGACATTTGAAACCATGCACCAGCATGAGGAGCAGTTAGATTATTTGTTTACCCTGGGTTACAAAGAAATGGCCGCGCAATACATTGTGAACCATCTGCAAGAACCTCAAGAGTGGGGCAACTTGCAATCAAACAACATCAATCAATTAAACGCATGGCATCAACTCACATCTGATGATTGGATTGATGAAGGTTGGAAAGTTGCAGGACTTAGGCCTACGGCTGATGTTGGAATGTTGTGGGTGCGTTAAAGCCAATAAATTTCAACTGCTCCAATAAATCCACTACCGCCAGTGCCACCAAAACCTTGCCCGCTTGTAGCAGGATCTAAAGATCCACCACCACCGCCACCGCCGCCGCTTCCATAATTAGTAGCATTTCCACCAGTAGCGCCATTAGCGGGTACGCCGCTTGAGTCATCACCACCAGCGCCACCACTACCGCCAGTACCCGAATTACTACCACCTGCTCCGCCAACAGAAAAACTGCCTCCGCTTCCTCCGCCTGCACCAGCCCAAGAATTAAATGATGAATTAACTGTTCCTAATCCTGTTAAAGACATACTCATAATTATTGCGGCAGAAACAACATTTCCACCAGGGTTTCCTGGGTCAAAAAAAGTTTGTACAAAGCCACCATCAGCGCCAGCATTTCCGCTACCAGTATTTAAACCAACTGATCCAGGCACATCTACAAAACTTATTGTTCCTCCAGCGCCTCCGCTTTGTCCTGATCCATCACTGCCAGCAGTCATTGTTATCAAATTTGTACCGTTGTATCTTAAAGAACCACCACTAGTTACTGAGCCAAATTCCCATTCAATAGGATTACCACTTGCAATTGTATAATCTTTAAAATAACCCCACGCTCCACCACCACCACCGCCACCGCCAAAACCTGACTCAGAAGTTGATGTATTTCCGTCAGCACCATTAGCGCCAGCGCCGCCAACACCAATTAAAAAAACGGCTAATTTTGTTTTGCCTGTTGGTACAGTGATTGATGACGAACTAAAGTTACTATAAAGACCAACAAATTCATAAGCGGCAGGCGGAGCGCCAGCACTTGTATTAAAACCTAATGCCACTCCTGCGTAAGTCATTTTAGGTCAGTCCTGTTCCTGCAATTACATAAGTATTAGAAGCAACGCAAAGAACAGTACAAACTCCATACTGCGCAAGAGTTCTGTTACCTGTTGTTGCAGATCCAGCCAATCTTAATGTAACGCTTGCGCCTTGCGTAATGGTTTGGTTAGAACCTGAGTTGTTATACACAACAAAATTTTGTCCAGCGGTCATAGCGGTAGATGTTGCAACCGTTACGCCGCCAGTTGTAATGTTAATAAACTTACCGTTATCGCTAGATACAACTGTGTAAGAAGAAGTTCTTGAATTTTCAGTAACAGTTGCAGGGCCAAATGTTCCTTGAATACCCTGCGTTCCAGTTAAACCTTGTAAACCAGTTGTACCCTGCGTACCCTGACGGCCTTGAACACCCTGAGTTCCTTGAGTTCCAGTAGTTCCAGTAGTTCCCTGAGTACCTGTTGCTCCAGTTGCACCTGTTGTTCCAGTCGTACCCTGAGCGCCCGTAGCACCAGTTGTGCCTTGAGTACCGTTAGTTCCTGAAGTTCCCTGCGCACCAGTTGTACCAGTAGTTCCTTGTGCGCCTGTTGTACCAGTTAAACCTTGCAAGCCAGTTAAACCTTGAGAACCTGTTGCACCTGTTGTACCAGTTGTTCCTTGAGAACCAGTTGTGCCTGTGATGCCCTGAGTACCAGTTGTACCCTGAGATCCAGTAGTTCCTTGAACACCTTGCGTACCTTGTGAACCAGTATTTCCTTGAATACCAGTTAATCCTTGATTTCCCTGAACGCCTTCAATTCCTTGAGAACCAGTTAAACCTTGCGATCCAGTTTGACCTTGAACGCCAGTTAATCCTTGCGTTCCAGTTGTACCTTGAGAACCAATTGTTCCTTGAATTCCAGTTTCACCCTGAACGCCTTGCATACCAGTTGAACCCTGCGAACCAATTAAACCTTGAGTTCCTTGAGTGCCGTTTGCACCTTGAGATCCAGTTATTCCTTGAGCGCCTTCAATTCCTTGCGCACCAGTAGTTCCCTGAGATCCATTTAGCCCATTAGTACCTTGCGAACCTGTTAAACCTTGAATTCCCTGGCTACCAGTTAATCCCTGAGTACCTGTTGCACCTTGAGATCCAGTTAAACCCTGAGCGCCAGTGTTTCCTTGAATTCCATTTAAACCTTGTGTTCCATCATGGCCTTGAATACCAAGTAAACCCTGAACACCCTGCGTACCTTGAACACCGTCTAAGCCCTGAGAACCAGTTTCTCCTTGCGCGCCTACTAAACCTTGTGCGCCGCGTATTCCTTGAATACCGTTTAATCCTTGAGAACCTGTTTCACCTTGAATTCCAGTGAAACCTTGAGTTCCTTCAACCCCTTGAATTCCCTCTAAGCCTTGTAGCCCTGTTTCGCCTTGAACGCCAACAAGTCCTTGTGCGCCAACATTTCCTTGCGCGCCAGTTAATCCTTGAACTCCCTGAACACCTTGAGTACCTTGAGTTCCTGTTGCTCCTTGAGAACCAGTAACACCTTGAGTACCTTGTAAGCCTTCAGTTCCCTGAACACCTTGCAAGCCCTGAGTTCCCTGCGCACCTGTCGTACCTTGCGCGCCAGTAATTCCTTGAACGCCCACGCTCTGAGTAATAAGAGAAATGTTATGACTATTGGCAAAGTTTGTTGTACCCGTTCCGCTTGAGTCAAGCAGTGCAACAGGGAAAGTGAAGTAACTATTAGCAACAGATGAAGGTGTGCCGTTTACTTGCCATTCTTGATAGTTGTTAGAGTCAGTTCTATCTTGAATAAAGAAGATGTCACCATTTTTAATGTTTGCTAATAGAAAATCAATGTCCACATTTGCATCTGTTAAGTGAGATACATAAATGTTTGTTGAAGAAATTTGTGTGGCGTTATTCCATGTAATGTGACCAGCATCAGGTGGTGGTGTTTGTGTTGCAGTTTC